CTTGTCTCTTACCATTACTAAACTCCTTCGTCCAAGGGTATCCCATAGATGTTCCAGCATTTAGTGGAGTTAATTCACCCTCAATACCACATATAGCCTGTATTGATGTATAAACTTTTGACTCTCTACGAGGGAAATAATACATCAACAAATCGATGCTATCTTTCTCGTCTAAATCACAAGGTAAGACATCTTGATGCAATTTCTTAGCAGCAATTCTAAAAGGGTCAATATGTTCTCCATTAAATTCAAAAGGTCTCAACCTAGCTGGTTTAAAGGTCTCTGGTCCAAAAATACCATGAAGTGCAGTAGGCCTGTACTTATGATTAGTTGGGTAAAAATTAGACATATTCATATTAACCTGTCTTAGAATCTCTAAAGGGAAATCATTACATTGCATTGTAACCTCCATATAGTCATCAACACCAAAATATCTAGCTGACAATGGTATACAAACACAAACATGTTTATTATCTAAATTCATACTACATACATGCATACCAACAATAATAGGGCGATCATTCTCACCTTTTATTGCAATAATAGCTCCAGAATCCCCAGCTATAGTATGACCAAGTGAAACAATAGGACATTCTATAAAATAGAGAGAATCATAACCATAATGCAAGTTATCCAAATAAGAAACTTTGGTAAGATCTCGAATTTGAGTTACTCCCTTAGCATCTATAGTAATAAGTTGCATTGTTGTTCCAGCAGGTATCTGCAAATGTGGTTGTTGAGATAAATAACCATAAGAATTAGGTGGATTGTTACACTTAATACTTTCAGGAAGATCAAAAACAACTAAATCTGAGTCTCCCCTTCTAATACCCTTAATAGGTCCTTGAAAAGAAATGATCTGATCTTTTTCACTTTTATCCTTCCAACGCATAACAAATCTAACATCTTTATATGTTGCAAAATTGCTGAAAAAGTGATCAGGTACACAAAACTTACGCTTGTGTAGGTGAAAACCAACAGCAGCAGCTTCATAAACAAATTTCTCATTTATCATAGCACCACCAACAATATATACCATACTTTTGGCAACATGATTTCTCAATTGATCATAATAACCAACAGAACTCTGCATATTAACATCACGGTAATCAGATAATGTGTTATTGTTATTTACTTCACTTTTATGAAGATTAACATCACGCCATGTGTCTAAATTAGTAGTGACATTTGGGACAGTTTTTCCTGATCTCTTCTTCTTATCATAATCAATGCCCTTAGCCTGCATCTTTATAGTGTTCATAGCATCCATCTGCCTTTCAATTTCAGTTTTCTCAGGAAACATGAACATATAAATGGCAAACATAATAGGGACTGTTAACAAGATAGCTGTAAGAGTAATATAATAATCCCGATTTGGACTATCCCACCACTCATAAACTTTCATACGGATGCACTCAGTTACAATATAAGAACCTTGCTCATCATTTGGAGGATCTGTTCTTCGAACATATTTCT